TGTAACTACTGCACTATTTGCTACAATTGTTCCTGTATTGGATGTTCTTCTCAATTGTATTCTAAAAGATTCTGTTCCTTCTGTAGTAACATCGTTAGATAAAGTTCTAATAAAGGAAGCTACATTACTGTTGACTGTAACTGTACCTTCGATTTGAGATCCTGAAAAATCGGATGCATTTATTGTACCACTAACACCTAAAGTAGTCCAATATAAAACTGTGCCATTTGCTACATTTTGTGTATCTACTGTAAACGAAACTGTACTTCCTTCATTTACAGAAGTTGTGTTTGCAGTAAGAGTATATGATGGTGATAATGATGTATCGTTAGCTATAATAAAACTGGAATTTGCTACAATTGTTCCTGATGTTGAATTTTTTCTTAATTGTAATTGAAAAATTTCAGTGCCTTCTGTTGATGAATCTTCTAACAGTGTGATTGGAAAAAAACCAACATTCGAAGTTAAATTAAATGATCCCGATAAAGAATCAGTATCTAAACTATTAAATGTACCAGATACAGCAACTATGGTCCAATATAAAGTTGACTCACTTACATTTCTAGTAGAAACGGTAAATAATACTGTATTACCTTCATTTACAGAAGTTGTATTTGCAGAAAATGAATAGAACTCTCCATTTCCAGTTGCAGCGAAATTAGGTCTTAAAGAAATTAGAGTATTTACTCTAGGCATAATTTATCCAAAAGTTGTAATGGATCCTAAAACTGTCCAACTACTTGATATTCGAACTAATACAAAAGAAACTAATTCTTTTTTATTAGCTATTGGAGTTGGTGTAGAACCTCCAACCCAATTAATTGTTTGTGATGCACCATCTATTTGTAAAGCATTAGGTATATAAGCTGTCGCACCTTGATCTAATATTATACTAACGACAATACTTCTATCATTTGTTGTAGGTACATTTGTAATATTTGCAGTAAAATTTGCAGAGATTGAACTATGATAAAATAAAGTTCCTAATGAATAATCGTGTGTTACTGTACCATTAGCTGCTGTTTTTAATTGTACTTTTTCTGTTACTTGTTGAAAAGTAGAAGTACCTAAAATAGACATAGTATTCGCATTTAAATCATCAAACGAAAAGTCTAATGTTTCATCAACAGCATTAGGTTTTATTTTTGTTAGTGCCATTATTCTTTACTCTTTAAAAGTTTTACTAATTCTTTAGTTGAACCTACAAATACAGCTTTATCAACATTGATACCATTTGTAGGTAAAGATTCTTTTGGTTGCAAATCTTTTTTTCTTTTTTGTATTTCCATTAAATCTTTATTCATGTCAGTTAGGTGTTTCAACATATTTGCGGCAACTTCATAGGCTCTTGGATGATCAGAAGCTCTAGCAACATTTAAAATTCCTTCCATAGCATCATTACCTTTTTCTATAAGATGCCTAATATTTTGACGAGCAAATTCTGCATCATCATCGATATCGTTTAAAGGTTCGACAACAATATTATTTGTTACTTTAATAGGTTCTACATCTAAAATTTCAGATAAGTTATTATTCAATTTATTCATAGTATAGGAGTATTACTATTTAAAATGTAAATCGCATTAGCCAGACGATCTATTGCAGATTGAATTGTTGTTGGAGGTGAAGTATCCCAAATTGCAGCATATGCTGCAACATAAGTGTTGGATGAATTAGCCGTACTAAAAGCTCCATTTGCATAACTTGATGCTGAGTTGGCAACATGACTTGGAGTATTTGCTTGAGTGAATGCCGAGTTACCATAGGAACTGGAACTATTTACCGAATCTCGAGCCCAAGAATCAATTAAAACAATGGTATTTGCATAATCATAAGCCGCTTGAGCTATAGTATTTGCGGTATTCGCTTGACTGTAACTAGAATTAGCGTAACTAGATGCAGCGTTAGCTGTGTCTCTAGACCAAGAGTCAGTAATACCATTGTTCGCTACAGCAAAGGCTGCGTTAGCGTATTCTCCTGCGCTTGTAGAATTGATATTTGCGGTATTAGCTTGATCGAATGCCGAGTTACCATAGGAACTGGAACTATTTACCGAATCTCTTGCCCACGAATCAATCAGAACAATCGTATTAGCATAATCGTATGCAGCCTGTGCTAAAGTATTTGCGGTGTTTGCTGTAGAAAATCCACTATTTGCATAACTAGAAGCAGCATTTACGGAATCTCTTGCCCAAGAATCTGTAATACCACTATTTGCTACAGCAAATGCTGCATTAGCATATTCACTAGCAGAAATAGAATTAATATTTGCGGTATTAGCAACATCAAATGATGCATTAGCATAAACACCAGCACTTACTGCTTTACTATCAGCATTTGCTGCATCTGTATTTGCAGTATTAGCTTTTAAAAATGCCGCATTTGCATAACTTGATGCTGAGTTGGCAACATGACTAGGTGTATTTGCCTGAGTAAATGCAGCTGCAGCAAACGGAATATTTGCTTCAATTGAATCATTTATTTGTTGCAAAGTTACTTTTCTAGTTGTATTACTAGAAGTATCATAAACAGGTATAACTGTTAATACTAAGTTTGCATTTACAGTATCAAGTACTGTTAGTTCTGAGAATTTTTTGGTTGCCATTTAAGCCTCTAATTTAAATCTTCCATCTTCTGTTACTAGTTCAAAACCATCTTCCGTAAGAAGTAATACTGGAATTGGTTCAGCAGGGTTTGTATATTCTTCAGAGAACCCAAATTCATCATCAGGTTCCGCTGTAATTGGAGATGGTGTTGTTTTTATTTCTGTAACAACAGCATTTACTGATTGTATATTGTTTGACGGATCTTGAGATATGATAATATTTGTATTTGCTTGACGAATATATTTGCCTGTATTAAGTGATGGCCAAATATATCCTTTTGCTGTAAAATCTAAATCCCAAGTTATATATCTTGTAGACGAAAAGTCACCTTCGTAATCTGTTGTTGTGTTTACTGAATTTAATATAATAGGTAGATCATATTTTTGATCCATACCAGGTATAAAGTCTACAGTAACATTAAAATCTGGTGTAAAGTATGGTAATATTTGTTCCAATATTTGTGTACCATCTTCTGTATTTCTTACATAAATCGACATTGAAAAATCGAAGTTATATGGTATAGGAACAAATTGTGTATTTAATCTTGTTGAATTATTTGCAGAAAAATTTCTTATTGTAGAAATTTGTTTTCTTCCCGGATCATAACTAATTCCAGTTAACTCGAAAGAAATTCTAGGTATAACTATCGACATACTTTTAATTAAATTAGGATCTGCAAACAATCTTGTTACATATTTTTCTTTAGATCCATAACTTAATGGCACACGAAATCTTTCCTTTTCTTGTGAAAGGTCTTTTGTATAACGAATTAATTGTATGTTGTTAAATAAAGTGCCAAACGCAACAACAACTTTTCGTATTGTTCTATGGTAAAAATGCCTATTCTGTAACATTACGGCTCTCCGAATGGGTTAACTTCAGTAAAATCAATAATAGAATCCGATTCGGTTTCAATCGTATAGTTATCATTTACTTGTTCAAATGCGTTATCTAGTGGTACCATATCGTCAGCTGCTTCATCCATTGTCCAAATTGCATTGCTTGTGTTACCTTTTAATACTGTTCCTGAAACAAAATTTCCTTGAACTTGTACAACATCAACGTATCTTGCAGGATTCCAAGTATGTACTATTGCTTGAGCTGTTGCATTTGCTAAGGTTGCACCTTGATAAATGATTTCACCTCTAGCAAATGTTCCTGTACCTGATACTGGAACCGACAACCTAGTTTTTCTGTAATAGTCAAATGCATCATCATCAATTTCTTGTTTGCCTGTGTTAATAATTTCTTCTGAGAATACGTATTGTTTTAATTTAATTGCATAAACGTATACGTTACCACCACGACCACGACCTAGTGTGTAGTACATAGCTTGGTCATTTTCATGTTCAACAAAAGTAATCTCAAAAAATCCTCTCAGTAAAGGTACATAAATTAAATCACCTTCTCTAGGTCTTGTTGGAGCTTGATTTTCTGTGGCAACGATATCACCGATTCTTGGTCGATTAAAATTTGTTGCGCCAACAGCATATTTGAATCTGCGGCGAGAAACTAATACAGTAATTTCATCTCGTATTTCTAAACCAAATTTAGAAATAAAATCCTGTTCACCGTCCATGCCAGTAATATTTTCAAGATATACTTCTAATGGGTGTGCGGAGATATATTGTTTTAAAGTATCTTCACCAAATAATTTGTCAATACCATTAGGATTCCTAGACGTTCTTGGCATATAATAAACATCCATGCCATAGATACCGAGCGCTTCAATCACCAAATCTTCAACTAAAAGTTGTTCATTGGTGATTTGATCTTGTGGAAACGGCTGAAAATAAAAATTTGTAGCCACGTTTAACCCATTATAAAGTCGCTAGGTAAGACATTGTACTGTTGTAAATCTTCTTCTAATTTAGAAATTTCTTCTATGGCCTCATCAAATATTTCTTTTCCGTTGAGCGTGACACCACCTGGCATTTGTATACCTCCAAACTTTTTCATATTCTCACCCCATTGCCTCTTGATTAAAGCAGTGGCATATTTCTTTAAAAATCTGTCGTCCCAAACATCCGATATGCCTTGCAGAGTTGCAGTAACAGAAGTTACGTTTGCAGTTAATGGTTTAGACAACGAAATTTCTGTTGGTGAATTTATTCTTCGCACTTGTACATTTTGACCATCAGACAAAGTTATGAAATCGTTTTCAACAATTTGTTGGTCAAAAATTGTGTTTGTTCCTACTACAGTATTTGAACTTGTATTGCCAGTTAATGTACCTGATAAAGTAACTGTATCTGGATCCATTTTACGGTAACATTCAATAACCACATATTCACCTACAGATACATCACTCTCCCAATTAATATCCAAAAATACTTTATTCTGATGACGATTAAATCTAAATTGAGGAGTACCTGAGAATAATAGATTCAATGTTCTTATATGTTGCATTGTAATTTCATAAGACACATACGATACAGAAGTAAAATCATAAAGGTCATGCAGTCTAAGTTGGTATCTTAGATCAAACATATTAATTGAGGAATTGGAAGCATCAAAGGGCATAACACCAATAACAAATATTACCGCATCTGGACAATAAATCCAGCGGCGATCTATATCTTCTTGAGTAATTTTATGTTTCATGTACAACTTTTCGCAACCATTAAAATGGTAATCTTGAAAAAATTGTAATGCGTCATCAATACGATCTTCTATTTGATCATCATCGACGTTGATGTTGATTACTGGCCAACCAAGACGGCGTAAACAGTAATCTTTAAATTGAGCTCTAGTTGATGGGGATGCCATAAATTCTCCTTTTACAGAGTATTTATGCCATCTAAAGTTTTAACTAATTAAATTGTGATTGAACCTGAACCGGTAAAAGTATACATTTTATGTGTAACATTACTCGAATAACTTGGAGAACCTGTAGTTGAAGTCGCATTAGCTGTACCAATTGGCATACGTATAATAACTACACCAGAACCTCCTGCTCCAGGTGCTGTTCCGGGTGAACCACTTCCTCCTCCGCCACCTCCGGTATTAGTTGTGCCGGTTATTGCAAGAGTAGATCCAGCCCCTCCATTACCTCCTCCACCTGCGCCGCCTGTTCCTCCTGTACTATTACCACCACCACCACCGCCGCCAGCATAAGATACGGAAGATCCTAATAAAACATAAGTATTTCCTGTGCCGCCGGTGCCTCCCGCAACAGTACTCGTCGCTGCTCCGCCGGCAACACTTGCGCCACCGCCACCACCGCCGCTATCACCTGAACCTGCAGCAGCTGCACCACCATCACGCCCCTGAAATGGATTGTTAGAAGTTCCTATTGCAGCACCACCAGCAGCGGAACCTCTTTGTGCGCCACCACCACCTGAACCGCCAGGTGCACCTGGATTGGTTACACCACCAGAACCTGCTCCACCTCCTATGGCAGTTCTTGTTGTAAAATCAGTACCCGCGATTTGAGAATTTGCACCATTCGTAGATGCACCAACACCACCAAGAGCAATATAAGGTGTTGATCCAGCAGCACCAGCACCACCTACTATAACAGTATATGTTATTCCATTAGTAAGTAAAATCGAAGATTCAAAAATTAATCCACCAGCACCGCCGCCTCCGCCGCCTCCGCCAGCGCGGCCACCGGCGCCGCCACCAGCAACAACTAAAATATCAACTATAGTTGGTGAACCAGGCCATTTATTAGAACTTTTTAAATATTGGGCTTCATTAATACTAGAATAAACTCCAGTACTACTACCAGTAATTGTTCTTTCTACTCCAATGATTCCAAAATTTGACCTAACTCTAGGCATTAACTTATAACCTCATAAGAGACTACACCGTGAACAGTTGAATTTGCTGAACAAGACAATTGTAAAACATCACTTTCTTCCATATAAAATGAAGTATCTTTTGCTACAACAACTAAAGTAGAAGTAGCAGGTATTGAAATAGATCCAGCAATATAATAAGATGTTGGT